CCTTTAGTTTCTGTTGACGACTAAAGGATAAGTCTTATACAGCAAATGTCAAGTCTAAAAATTCTTGCCAGTTCACCGGATTAGAAAATTTAAACTGGGGCTCTAGCAACAATCCTCTATCGACCAGCTCAATTGCTTGCTCCCCGTTATAGACAAAGATGTCTGCATTTTTTGTGTGTACAAAAATGTAAGTTGGAGCGTGTTTGTGCTGGGTCATCCAAGACACTTGATGAGGAGACAAACGGACAGCAAAGCCTTTTGTTGTCTTCAGCTCTACAAAATAAAATTTTCCCAGTTCAGAACAAACGACAAGATCAGGAACACCAAGAGAAGCCCAGCTCTCCAGACGGGTGAGTCGGATGTTAGGCCGACACTTCTTCTGGTGTTTCCGAAATTTCTGATAAAAGCTCGACTCCAGATTTTTCTTCTTCTGGGGTGATGTTGATAATATCATGTCCATGCTGGTCTTTTAATTCCTGCAAAGCCTTTTCAACTTCTTCACGAGACATACTGTCAATCGACCCATGTCTGATTTCAGATTTATTGATGTAAATATTTCCCTGAGCCTGTCCCCTGCGATACTCAGCCTGGACGGCTGCAGAGTATGCTCCATTCTCGATAGCCAGGTCACGTATGCGCTGCATGTCACGGATATGGCGAGCAAAAGTAATGCCGTACTTTTCATCCAGCTCAGCTCTATATGCTTTGATAGCGGCTACAACATTTGGATGCATGTTAGGGTTGGTGAGCTCAGAAGCTTTCACATGAGCTGACTTCTCAGGATAGCCTGCGTTGATAGCTGCCTGACGTTTTGTAATCATACCGTCGTTTGCGACAAACTCTTTCACAAACTTCTCTTGTTTGGGCGTCAGAGGAGTTTCTATGCTTTTACGAGGTCTACCTCTAGATTTTTTAACAACTTGCATTGTGGCCCTTTATATAGCTTCCTACCATAAAACTAAATGAAATAAGCTATTTTGGCAACCAATAGGGAAAAAGTTACATGTTACATAAAAAGTTACAAAATTATTTTTGTATATATATGTTATTATTGTAGAAATTACCTGTGTAACATTTTGATCATTTGAATCGCCTTAAAAAAATGAAAAAAATATTTTTTTGTTAAATCTGTACATATATAAGTTTCACAACAAGCAACCCCTTATCCAGCAAGGGCTGCAGCGTAACTTTTTTGTGTTTGAAAAGTGTTACAAAAGTTACACCCTGCTCTGGTCATCGCAACAGAACAGGGTGTAATTGTCAATCAACAGCAGAATGGAGATTCTTGCATACATAACCCTAGTCCGTGGGCCGTGCACCGTCAAGTTTTTTCTTCAGCTCGACTGTCAAAAAAATGACACGTCAAAAAATTGACGTCAAATTATTGACTTGACAATGTATGGGCGTTGTGGTATACTGTACAATGGAGAATTTTTTAAAATTTCTTCACGCTATTTGACATCGTAAATATCAATCAACAGCAAAGGAGATCCATGTGACTTGCCTTATGATAGAGCCTGTGTCCAATATGACAGCTAACCATGCTGTTTGTAATTGGCACAGACACAACGACCCGTTGCCCGATTTACACTTGTCGTTTTGTTATGGTCTGTATGAGTATAACAGATTGGCTGGAGCTGGCATCGGCTGCAAGACATTGTTAGGTGTTGCTATGGTAGGCAATCCTTGTGGTAGACCAACGGGCCCGGACCGCAAGCTTATCCTTGAAATTAGAAGGGTATGTTTTAAACCTGGGGTCAAGTTCCATCAGTTGCGTCGTTACTACACAGACAAAATTTCTAAAGATGAAATGTCTAAAAGAGTTATGCCTGTATTGGTTCGCAACTTAGACGGGACGCAGCCGTTTGCTCAAGGTAACGCCATCAATGCTTACACTGTGCCAAGCTTCTTTCTTCGCGTCGCAGAGTTTTATGTAAAACAAAAATTTACAAACATCAAAAAACTGTGGACGTACATACAGGAGACAGAGGACGGCAGATATATCAGTGAAGCTGGCTATCACATAGACCATTATGTGAAGAGCCGTGGGCCGCGACACGTCGCAAAGTTACGGTTTGCTAAAGAACTTTAAAAAAGAACGACGGGCGATTTATATTTCACCCGTCGTTTTTTATTTCTTAAACGCGACCAGTCGAAGCGTCGTTTAGTGGACCGTTTCATCTGGTAGGTCTGCTGCTTTACGTGCGAAGCTGTCTGCGACTGCTATCATTTCGGACACGTTCTCAGGATCAGCGCAGCTCCGGTAGGCACATTCAATAATTACTGTGAGCAGCCCGACCATGACCAGTGGCTCGTGTTGTGCGTCTCCTGCCTTTGTAGCTTTAGAAATTTCTTCAAGCGCATCGACACCCATGTGATACCCGTGTTCGAAGTCTTTACTGTCACTATCGACTATGAGGCGCACTAATTCGGTCATCCCTGCAGTATCCTGTTCCAATGTCTATTTATTACAGAAACTTCTTGATGTGCTTCGCGAGTAAACCCACGGTCACGCAGCAAAGTTTGATTATGCAGGTTTATCACCTTTTGAATGGCTTCCATCGACTCATGCCATTGAGGGCGTAGGCCCTCTACATAACCCGCTTTATCCACCATATCTTTCACGGTTTCATCATCCATATGCTTATATTCCTATTTTTGAGACTTTTGATCAATCAGTATTATTTTATTCACCAAATTACTGAATAGGTCATCAAGCTTTGCAACTGCAGTCATATCCTGATATTTGATATCTTCTCTATTCAAGTAACGCAGATATAAAGTGCTCAACAAATTCCGGGTGTTTCGCAAGACGGTTAAATCATTTTCGGTAAAAACCACGCCTTGTGGGCGGTCTGACTGTTTAATTACTTCGCCCGCAACTTTAAGCTCGACTTTACGAGGGCGACCAGCTTTCTTTTTATCTTCTGTCATTTCTTTCTCCTTATCTTTTTCGATGAAATATTTCTGTGCATCTCCTGCAACTTTAAGATCCACTCGAAATCTTCAGACCAATATTTGTTGGCACTAAATATTGGGCGGAAAGCCTCACCTACATCCATCAGGTTGTCAGGAATTTCATCCCAGTTAGTATTAGTGTCTCTTAGGTCTCCAAGCGTGATGCGCCCTTTAAGGCCCATGTAAACATTTTGCAAAGCCACAAAGGCAGCATCTTTTTCTTCTGGTTTAAGGTAAACACGACTATTTAATTTTTCAGCAATCTTTCGATTAGTTCGAATTAAATCTTTCATTCTGTTCTCCTTGACAACCATTGAATAGGTCACTAGTATATAAGAGTTATTTTATATAAGTCAAGAGGAGTTTTATATGAACGCCGCAGACATGAGCGTAGAAGAATTTGAAAGACATCTGGCGGACATGCGCGACAGGCTTTTCTATTATAAAAACTATAGTAAAGAGACGGGCTCGAAGCGTGATGACCCGAAAAGTAAACGCACCTATCTGACCCAGAAACGCGGGCAGGGGTTAGCGAGCGGTTCGCTAAAGCGTCGTAAGCCTATGCGTCATCAGCGTCCATACTAGTGCGGTTAATATGTAGATATGTTTGTGTCGATGACCCTGTACCGGAAGGCTGGACGTTACACAAACTATATGGTCATCATGGTGCAAATGGATATGGAGTAATTACAATGCCTGACAACAGAGAGAAGGATGATTTCTATCCAACGCCTCCTGAAGCTACAAAAGCCATGATGGCCCGTTGTCCGTGGTTGAGGTTCCCTGAAGAGGGGAACGAGTATGCCATATGGGAGCCAGCGTGTGGCGAAGGTCATATGTCAGAAGTTTTTAAAGAAGCAGGGCTGAGCACATACAGCACGGATCTCGTGGACCGTGGGTATGGTGACGCACACGGTGTAGATTTTTTAATGGAGCAGAAGAGCTTTGCTCCGTGGATAATTACAAACCCCCCATATAAGCTTGCCAATGAGTTTGTGAAACATGCTTACAAACTCCAGGTTGAGAATAAGCAGGGCGAGGGGTTTATATTTTTGTTGCGACTAGCATTTCTAGAGGGACAAGCACGGTATAAAGAAATTTTTAAAGATATGCCGCCCAGTAAAGTGCTAGTGCATACAAAGAGGCTGACCTTGATTCGGGGCGACCACGAAGAATCGTGGTACGGTTCGGGCAAGACAGCTATGGCGTGGTTTGTCTGGGAGATAGACCCGTTTACAAAAGAAGGGGCTGCGCCCCGCATTCAATGGTTATAAGGAGACCAACATGTTGCAGAAGTTTTTAAAATTGTTCTTTCCGTGCTTTGCGAAGTCGGAGAAGCTGGAGCCCTTCAAGCATCCGCAAGAGGATAAGGTTCAGGATATGTTGAACAAGGAGCGGGAGAAGAAGATGAAAGCCGCACCGAAGAAGAAGCGGGGCAGGCCAAAGAAAAAGAAATAGGGCAGAGATATTTGGGATCGGCTAATTAAAACTTTCTCTGCCCCCATCATATACGAATTTTTTAAAAGAGCAGCCTAACTGGTTGCTCTTTTTTCTTGCTCTGTATAGGGATTGTCGTCCTGCATGAGCAAAGAAGCTGTAACGCCAAGGTTATATAACGCTTCTTGCATTGGATTGTCGGAAGCTTTGCCCCGTTCAGATAGAAAAACCTCGATAGGTTGGCCTGTCTTTGGATGATAACTTACAGTTACAGACAGCCCCATGCCAACTTCCTTTGTTACACAAGGTCTACGGGTAGGTAAATCCAACATATTTCACTCCTCATTTGTTTGATTCTATCAGTCTATAGAGAAGGTGAAGTTGAATCTAGATATTAATCTGTCTCTTTTATCTCATACCCTTCTGCTCTGCAAAACACGTCAAACATGACGCGGAGCTGACCAGATATACTTCGGTTTTCTAATTCTGCGATTTTCTTGATGCCTTTGTATACTTTGATAGGCACTAACACTGATTTCCATTTCGACGTATCCATAAGACCCTTCTCCATAATTCCCCGGCAAGGACAGGGCCTCAAGTGTCTGGCTGGAGGGTTGGACCCCTGCCCTTACCTGTAAGATAATATAGGAGATTATACTAGAAATAGCAAGAGAAAACCTACATACTCTCGCCCCAGTTGTCTCCTATCTCGATATCTGTCTTCATTGGCACTTCTAATTCTATCGCATCACACATAATCTCTGCGATATTCTTTGCGACTTGCTCATGTTGTACGCTAAAAGCGAGCTCGTCATGCACCTGCAACAAGGGCAGACATCCCTCTTTGTACAGGTCTACCATTGCTTTCTTTGTCATGTCCGCAGCCGACGCCTGGATTAAACGGTTTAAAGCTTTGTATGCCTTGGACCGTTGCAAAGGGACAGTGGGCCCATAATGTGCGCGGGCCTCATCATATTTCATAGCCTTGTGCATACCAAACTTGGTAGGCTCAAAGTCTGGAAATCTACACTTGCGGCCCAACAGGGATCGAATAGAGCCCTCTTCGTTGCCGTTCTGCACACGGTCTTGCACAACCTTCATAAGCTTTTTAACAAACGGCACTCGCTCATCATATTGCCGTGTCAGCTCTTTTGCCTCTTCGCCTGACAGGTCCAACTGGTCACCCAACTTGCCAACGCCCATGCCGTACATCATACCTAAGTTTATAACTTTTGCCTGCTTGCGCGGTATATCCGCCATGTCCGCAACCATCGTATGGAAGTCCATGTCTGGGTTGTTCTTATAACCATCAACAAATTCATTGACCTTGGGCATAAGCTTGCCTGTTCGCTTCTGGTACAGAGCTGCAAAGTGTACAAGAATGCGAGGCTCTTGCTGTGAGTAATCTATCGACGCCCACTTCTCCTCTTCGTTTGGTACAAAAACGGACCTAATCAAAGGTCCTAGTTTTGGATGTCGGGCGGGTATCTGTTGAAGGTTGGGGTTGTTCATAGAAATTCGTCCCGAAACGGTCCCACCGTCGTCAGATCTAATCTGGTTTATGTGCCCGTGCACTCTGCCGTCACGACCTATGTGTTTCTGCAGCCCGTCAATGAACGTGCCTTTACTTTTATTAAATTCTCTTGCCAGCAGAATCTGCTTCGGCAAGGGGTGTTTGTGCGTGTTCAGGAAGCTTTTGGTGAAGGACGGTGCGTCCTTTGCCGTCCTGGGGTAGTCAAGCTCTAGCTTGTCAAACGCCTTGGCGATAGAAGCAGCAGCCCATATTTCAACGTCAAAGCCTACGAGCTTGTGCAGCTCCTCTCGCGCTTTCTTTTCTTCTGACAGCATGAACTGGGTTGCCCGCTCCATTGCATCTTGATCCACCCGTATGCCCTGCATGGTCATATCAACAAGACAGGGCAGCAAGTCTCGTTCAAGCTCGTGAACCGTGGTCAGTTCTTCGCGTTCTATCTGAACTTTAAAAAATTTCCACAGCTCCAGTGTAAGCACCGCATCCTGCTCTGCGTATTCACCTACAAAGTTGGCAGGCATACGCCACATTTCGCCCTTGGGGTCAAAGCCAAACTCTTTCGCAGCCTCGACCAAGGCACGTTCTGATTTGGTTTTGTTGATATGGTCATACGCAACAGCGTTCAAACTGTAGCTGAAACGGTTCTCATCAAGCAGCGCAGCCACGACCATTGTGTCAATGATGTTGCCATTAACTTCAAAGCCGCTTGCTTTTAGCCAGCCAAGGTCATATTGAGCGTTATGCATGACCTTATCGGCAGGGCAGGCGAGCACCTTTTTCATATAGTTTCCCACGATTCGCTCGTCCAAGTTGCCCCCACCTTCATGTTTTATAGGCAGGTAGCCCTGCCAGCCGTCTACAGCTAGGGCAAAGCCGACAATATAACCGTCCTTGCGGGGCCAACCGGGGCCCAGCGTTTTGATGTTTGGGTCACATGTTTCGAGGTCAATCGCTATTTCCTTTGCGTCTGTCAGGTCTGGCAGCTCAAAAGGCGGAGCCCACTCAAAACTTTTTAACGGAGACATAAATTCAATTTCATTCATTGGTCTCTCCTATCTCATACTGTAAACGTGTTAAATAAAACTGTGCCTTGGCAAGGTCCTCAGCAGGATTGTTCTTGTGCTCATACCGCCATATGTATTTGATTATCGCGCCCTGCAGGTAGTATTTGTAGCCCGGACCTAGAGCCGCTTTGATTGCATCAAGGCATTCTACCTTGCCAAGCGTGTAATGCTTGGGGCTGTTAACCATGTCGCTCATATCTGATAGCTCCTTATTCCGTCCATAGGCGAAACGATAAACAGGTTTTGCTTTGACCTTGTCACGCCTACATAAAATAAACGGTGCAGGTCATCTAACATTCGGCGACCTTCGCGTGTATCTGAAGATATAGATTGGTCAGATGCATTTGATATGTCGGTGTACAAGACAACATTGGTAGCCTCACCGCCTTTTGTGCCGTGAATAGTAGAGACCTTGATCCGTGGTGCGCGGTTTAAGTCCTCTCCTCTACGAAGCAGCGCAGCGATATAGGTTTTGTTGTCTTCTGATATTTTGTCCATAGCCACGTCCCACGTCATGTCTTTGGTTGCAAGCAGCCCCATGTTTTCCTGCAAGCTGTCCAGCGTGAACATATCGTCAGCCTGTGTGTTGGGTAAATTTTTAAAACCTCGTTTAATGCGAGTGATGGATTTCATAAAGTAGTACAGGTCTTTCACAGCATTGGCAGTGACTTCTTCGCCTTTGACGAGGGACTTCCAAGTATCCAAGGCAATAGCCAACTTCAAACTAATGCTTCTATAGCCTCTATTCTCAAAGTAAAAACCGTGTTGTTTCAACGATTCGCATACCTCGTTGAGCATATAGTTGCATTGAGCCATAATCATCCAATCGCCTTTTTTAAATTTTTCTATGTCAGGCTCAAATATGTGATGGACAGTGCCGTCCTCTGGCTTTGGGTTGTAATGCTTTGGGCGACGAACAGTGATACGACTGGCAATCCGCTGCGCTACCTTATGCACTGTGCGGGGCACACGATAGGATTGCGAAAGAACTTCTGACCCCTCTTCTACATTTAAAAAATGCTCAACGTCAGCCCCAGCCCACCTGTAAATGGCTTGGTCATCATCGCCTGCGGCATACATACGTCTGGATTTTTCGTTAAGAACGTGGGCTATCTCCCACTGCAGAGGAGATAAATCCTGCGCTTCATCAAGAAATGTAACGTCAAAGCGTGGGCAGACCCGTGATCCGTTTTCAGAGAACCATTCTAATATGTCGGTGTAGTCATACAGGCGATTTGCTTTCTTGTACTTGCGGTAACACTCATCTATGTATTTTACTGTCGTGAGCGGTTCTTCGATACCACTATGCCTATATGTCTCGTCAATTACCTCTTTCTTGAGCCGTGAGAGCTGTATGAGCTGCATCATTGGGTTGTCCCTAGCTGCAGCACCTATATCGTCATCCTCGCTCACTGACGAGGCTTTGAGGTTGAATCCAATCGTATTGCCCAGCTCAACCAGATGTTCTGATGCCAGAAGCTGGTCTCGTTTTATGTCTGACAGGTTGTAACAGAAGCTGTGCAGGGTGCGAAAAAAGTACAAATCGTGCTCAGAATCCAAGTTAAACCGTGACGCTGCACGTTCTCTGGCCTCCCGCGCGGCCTTACGAGTGAAGGCAAGGAAGGCTATTTGCCCTGGGGGCGTTCCGTTTTCTATGGATTTTTCAACCATATCAAGGAGCGTAGTTGTTTTGCCCGTACCTGGCGGGCCATATATCACAAACATCAGAAAGGTATATCCTGTTCATCCACCTCAAATTCTGGGGACTTTACTGTGGTGTTAGAGATTTCGTAGGCAGGAATGGCCCACACACGGACGACACGTCCGCTAATTCTTAGTATTGTAGATTCACCGCCTATGTCCCGCAACCTCTGTGAGATCTGGTGTGTCTTGAACTCAAAGAACCGCTGTCTTTTTAAAAAGTTCTCTAAGTCACGCAGCCGAAAGAAGGTCTGTTTTTTCTCTTCATCAGTCCACGGGCGGCGCAAAAGGATCTCCTCTTTGTCCGCAGCGGTCTGCATGTTGCGGCAGAAGTCTTCCAAGTAATCATAGAACGCACCGTCAATGGATGAATCTTCTGACGCTTCCATGACCCCACCTTCGGTCTCTGTCATGTCCCGCAGCAATGCTGCAACACGGTTCTCCCAGATGTTCTTACTGACAGTAGGTGGCATGACGTTGAGCTGTTCAATACAGCTCTTCTGAAACGCAGCTTGGCTCTGCAGGCCCTCTGTAGATAACTCCAGTGGCTCGCCGTTTACGTCCATAAACCAGATGGGCGGCTTTGAATTGTATTTACGTAAGTTTGCAACAGAGGCCGATTGCCCGACGTTGCCTACACCATACTTCCGGGTCAGGCACTTGTCCTTGTCACAGAACTCATTGATAGGGGCGTCTGAGCATTTGTACTGGTAGTCCTTACGGTTGAGCTGCCTGACTAATATGTTGACCTCTGCCAAGGGCAGCGGTGGGTCAAAGTGCGCCATGTTGTACTGCATCAGCTCATTTTCCCATGTATCTGGGAATGCTTTGCGTAAGTAAACACCAACATTGAAAAGACCATTGTTGCGAGTGCCCTCTGGAAAGCCTTGGTTGCATAGATGCTGCAGGCAAGGTGGGCCATCTTTAATCGGTGTGCGGTCCTGTTTCTCTACGCTCAGAGCTTCTATCTGCTCTACTGTTTGGACAGCCGCTTCATACAAACCGAAGAACTCTTCGAGAGTGGCAGCGGAACCATCTGCCTTAAATGCATAGCGCAAACTCTCTTCATGGTTATAGTAGGGAAGGTTAAGAAAGTTTCCGACATCTCCCCTGTCCAGTTGTAGTTTAATCTGCTTTGGAAAAATTTCGCTTCCAGCATAACCCAATGCCGCTGAAATAGAGGTAAGCGTATCTTGTAAAATTTTTGCACTAATCCAATCTTTAGAAAAAAGAAAAACATGTGCACCCCCTGACTTAGAACGACATACAACCAAAGGCAGCTTCATTTCTACGATTTTATCCAACAGCTCTTTATGATTGAAACCAGTGTACTGGTCTATGTCGATACAGCCCCATTTGCAATTGTTGTCAGCATTGATGGGAATGATACCAATTGCTGGGCCTTTGCCAGACAAATGTCCTTCCCATGTTTGTGAAGTCCTGGGGGAACGCAAAACACTGGCTTGACCTGACTGCTTGCCATTGACCTGCTGTTTCTGGATCTCGTAGGTGCCATACGCCTCTTCGAGCCCAGAGAATATTTCTGAGAATTTATCTGCGGACATATCACCCCCCAAACAAAAGTCCTCTAGTCAGCACACCACTGACCAGAGGTGATGTTATTTGTTTAGAATGGTAGATCGCCGTCTGAATCGTCAGCAGTCTCTCCACGAGTTTCTGCAGTCTCTTCAGTAGGTACAGGGTCATGCTCATGTTTGACTGTAACTTCACCCTTTTCAATAGAGGCATTAAACTCTTTAGCCGCCTTGTACTGGTGCTTTTCAGATATTGGGCTATCGAGGCTCATTTCCCAACCGTGCCAACTTCCTTTGCTGTTTTCTTCGCTCACAGTCTTCAAAAGATAAATGTGGCTAAACATCGGCGGCGTGAAGGGTCCGTTTTCCCCATTAAATTCACGCGACATAATCATGCTCATCCATTTACGAGACTTTTTGAGTTGCGTAGATTTCATTGCAATCAGCGCATTGGTCATGCCACCCTCTGGGTTTACTACTTTAACATACCACTGAGCTGTCTGCTCGACATAATCACCTGACCCGTCATCGACATATTCTTTATTGTCATTTGGGTCTCTATTTGTCTTAGGCAGATTTGGGTCATTAGGCTCGTGAATCATTACTGGTGCCGCGATACCCGTGCCTCGTGGCTGCCACCGTATGAACTTACGCTGATAAGCGCACGGTATAACCTTGATGCCGTCTTTGCCTTTATAGACTTCACCTGTGACAGTGTTCACGATATCCCCTTTGCGTACATCATCACGCTCATCAAGAATACTGTCCAAGCCAGATACAATTTTTAGGAAAGGCAGAGCCATATCTTCATTAGAAACATTTTGGATACCTGCGCTTGCATCTGCTTCAAACATAGCGATGTCAAACTCCGCTACCGCAGTTGCCTCTTCCTTTTTTACAACTTGCTTTTCAGCCATTATTTTGCCTCCTTGATTAATGCCCGTTGACCGATGTGTGCCCCAAATAACTCCATAGGGAAGGGCTCGCCTTTTTCTGTTTGGTCTTTTATCCAAGCTCTCAGTGTTGATGAGTGGACGCTTTCTGCCTGTTCTGGCGATAAGCCCTGTTCGGAGACCTTTGACAGAAATTCTGCTGCTTTTTGGTCTTCCCCCATGCCGAAGTTTACTGACACGATATTTTTTACCATGTCCCCATGTCCATTCTGCCGCAACCATTCGAATGCCTCCTCTCTTTTGTCCACTGGTATTGATGCTCCATACGTTTTTTTGATTTCAACTTCAGAACCATCTTGCAGTTTAAAAGAAGATACACCCATTTCCATAAGCATTTGTGGCAGCTCATGGTCAGACATTTTATACAAGTCTTTCTTCGCCTCTCTAACCTTTTCTTCAAGGTTCTTGACGAGACTTTGTTGGTCTTTAATTTGTTGGGCTAATTTTGCGACACCTTTCAGATTGCTATCATCAAACGTGCCAAGTGGTGATTTTGAAGGGGACTTCATATCCTCTTCCATCAGAGACGTTAAGTCACTCATTTCTTTCTCCTGTCGTCGTTGAGTGTTTATTTAAACACTTGATATATCCTATATAGGCGTATATATTTATATAGTCAAGGAGATTAATATGCAAAAGTATAAGTTTAAAACCAAACCGTATGAGCATCAGAAAACGGTTTTGGAAGATTCGTGGTCCGCGAGCAATTATGCTTTGTTCATGGAAATGGGAACAGGCAAATCTAAAATTGCAATAGACACCATTGGAGCTTTGTTTGAGGACGGTAAGATTGACACAGCGTTCATTGTTGCTCCAAAAGGCGTATTTCACAACTGGTCACAAAAAGAAATCGTAGCGCATTTGCCAGACCACATACAGCGCAAGGTTCTTAGTTGGCAACCTAACATAACAAAGACTTTCAGAAGTCAGTTTGAAGAGTTTTGCAAGGATACTGATGAGCTGCGTATATTTGTTATGAACGTAGAAGCGTTTAGCACGAGTAAAGGAGCTACGACGGCTGAATGGTTTGGGAAGAATTTCGGTGAAAAGGGTATGATGGTTGTTGATGAGTCTACAACAATAAAGAACCGAAAAGCTGCCCGGACTAAAGCTGTTGTAAAGACGGGGGAGTTATTCGCATATAAGCGTCTCCTGACTGGCTCCCCCGTCACCAAATCACCTATGGACCTTTACTCTCAGTGTGAGTTTTTGGGCCAAAGCATGTTGGGTTTTCCAAGCTATTTCGCGTTCCAGGGTAGATATGCGGTTCTGCAAAGACGCACAATGGGGCATAGATCTTTCCAACAAATTGTTGGCTTTCAAAGATTAGAAGAGCTCAATGCAAAACTTGATGTATTCAGCAGGCGTATACTGAAAAAAGAATGTTTGGATTTGCCCGAAAAGATATATGTCAGACGCGAGGTGGACCTTACAGACGAGCAGAAAAAACTGTATACACAGATGTCAAAGCTTGCACTCGCTCAATTGCGGGACGGCAGTCTGGTCAGCACTAACAATGTTTTGACACAAATTATGCGCTTACAGCAGATTTGCTGCGGGTTTATTAAAAATGATGATGACTTGATTAGTGAAGTAAAATCCAATCGACTTCACGAGCTTGTGAATATCTGTGAAGAAACCACAGGAAAAGTCATTATATGGGCGACTTTTGTTCATGATATTGAAAAAATTTGTGACATGCTCACAAAAGAATTTGGCATAGAAAGTTTCGGTGCGTTTTACGGGGCAACCGCGC